GGACGGGAAGTTGGACGACTTCCAATCGCTGTACGTTAAGGGCGGACTCGTACAGCCGAAAGCGAAAGAGATTGCGGAGTTGCTACTACCGTACATCGAAGAGGTACAGCGCGGACTCGGTATTGAGGTGAAGCGGGACGGCAAGCAAGCGATTGTCTATCCGCGTAAGAGGACTCCGCTCCCGTAATGTCGAAATCGACATTATGGATAAGAGAACATGTAACAGATGCGGCGTCGATAAGCCGCTAACCGACTACTACCCGCATAAGAGCAAACAGAGTCGCTGTAAGTCATGCCTTAAAGAGGCCGTTTCCGCGCGGCAAAAGAACCTGACGGAAGAGCAGCGCGAGAAGCGTAGGAGTTACACCCGCGAATGGGAGCGTAGGCAGCGGCTCCAAGCCATAGAGCATTACGGCGGTAAATGCGACTGCTGCGGAGAGAGCCGTTACGAGTTCCTAGCGATTGACCATATCGACGGCGGCGGGGTTAGGCATAGGCGGGAAGATAACATACCGAATATCGCCAGATGGTTAATTACTAACAACTACCCCGACGGCTTCCGCGTCCTATGCCACAACTGCAACTCGGCAATCGGCTTTTACGGCTACTGCCCTCATACGAAGGAATGCGCGGCGGATAAGGGGCAATGTAACTAATGGCGTTTAAGCTAGAAGAAAACGAACGGTACTACTTTGACGAGAAGGCCGCAGAGCGTCCCGTTAAGTTTATCGAATCGTACCTATTCCACAGCGAAGACAGATACGCGGGTAAGCCGTTCCTACTCATGGACTGGCAGCGTACCGTAGCGCGTAACCTCTTCGGATGGAAACGCCGCGAAGACAACCGCCGACGCTTCCGAGAACTCTACTTAGAAATCGCGAAGGGCAACGGCAAGTCTCCCTTTCTCGCCGCGCTAGGCGTCTACTATTTCTTCGCGGAGAAGTACAAGGGGCAACAGATATTCAGTATCGCGAGCGACGTCAAACAAGCCAAGATAACTTTTGATTTCGCCAAAGCATTTATCCTCGCGTCTCCGAAACTCAAAGAGTTAATTCACCATACCCCGCAGTTTACGGAGACGAATTACCCCATCGTCTACCCCCGCAAGCGGAATAAATGGGAAGTCGTCAGCGGTACGGCGAAGGGTAAACACGGCTTCCGCCCCAACGTCATCATCGCCGACGAACTCCACGAATGGGAGTCGCGGAAGATATACGACTTCATAACAAGTAACCTCTTCAAACGCTCGGAGCCGCTGCTACTCGTAGCAACCAACTCGGGCGCGAGCCGCGATACGATTTGCTGGGAGCGCCACGAAAACGCGATGCGCGTACTGGACGGCAGTAGCAAAGACGAGACGCTTTACCCTTGTATCTACGCGGCAGACAAAGACGACGATTGGAGCCTCCCCGCGACGTGGGCGAAGGCCAACCCCGCGATAGGGGAGACAATTACCATCGACGACTTACGGACGCTCTACGTCAAAGCCAAATCCAACGGCGCAACCGAAGCCAACTTCCGCCGACTCCACCTATCCCAATGGGTACAAGGCGCGGACAAATGGTTGAACATGTCTCAATGGGACGACGCGGTAGGGAAGCCGAAAGAGGACTTGTCGAAACTACCGCTCTATCTCGGTATGGACTTGTCGCAAAGCGACGACTTCTCAAGTATCGCGGGGGTATGGAAGGGCAAAGACAAACTCTACGCGAAGGTATGGACGTACTGCCCGCGAGCGTCGGCGTACAACCTAGAGGACAAAGAGAGTTTGCCGATTACCGATTGGGTAGCCGATAAGCATTTACGGCTTCTCGAAAGCGATACGGTAGACGAAGACGCGCACAAGCGGTTTGCCAAACTGATAGCGCGGCTACAGGAGAAGTACCAACTTAAGACGCTCGGTTATGACTCCTACCGCGCCAACCTATTAGTCGCTCGGTTGGAGAAACAAGGCGTTACATGCGTACCCGTTAAGCAGAGTTACGAGGGTATCGGCGGGGCGGCGGCGGAGTTGGAGCGGCGGTTGAAGGCGGGCACGATTGTCGTTCCCGATAACCCTTGCTTGAGATGGCAAGCCGCTAACGTCGAATGCCGCGCTAACGAGTTCGGCAGCATACGCCCCGTCAAAGAGTCGGCGAAGGGGAGATATGCGGGAAGGCGTACGGCCAAGATTGACGGAATACTCTCAATAGTTATCGCGCTCGCGGAAGTCCTCAAGAGCGAACTCGATACTACGGACAACGCCTTTGCCAATTGGGACGGAAAGATTTTCGCGGTTTAACTACTATGGAATTAACTACTATCGAAGGCTCAACCAACCTACCCGCGCCGCAGATGTTTACCCTTGTCGGCTCAATCGACGTACCGCCGACGGGCAGTACCGTCGTAAACGAATACACCGCTATGACCGTGCCCGCGTTCTGGAGCGCGGTACGCTTCATCTCGGAAACCATCGCGGCCCTACCCAAAGCGGTATACCGCAAGGTTGGGGAGACGCGGACGAAAGCCGACGGACATTGGTTAAACCCCATACTGTCCCGTAAGACGTCCGCCGTGTCTACCCCGTTTACGACGTTCGAAACGTGGATCCATCATGCGACGACTTGGGGCAACGGCTACCTCAAACTCCAACGCGACGACGGCGGTAGGGTTGTCGGACTACTCAACGTCAACCCCGAGCTAGTAACCCCCTTCGTTTACGAGGGGCGCAAATGGTTCTATCTGGACGTTAAGAGCATTCCCCCCGAAAAGCGCGTATTCCCCGACGCGGACTTTCTCCATATCGCTGTATTGGGTTTCGACGGTATCAAGGGATACCCCATCGTACAATTGATGAAACAGAGTCTTGAGGTTGGGAAGTACACCCTTAAGCATACGTCGGACTCGTTCGCTAAAGGTAACTTCGCAAAGGGAAGTATCGAACTCCCCGGGAGTCTTACCGCCGAACAAGCGGCAACGCTCAAGCAGAGCCTCGAAAACTTCAAGGGTAACGGTTCATCCGCCTACGACTTCCTGATTTTACAGGCGGGCGCAAAGCTAAATACGGCCCAAATCAATAACGACGTCTCGCAACTCATCCAGACGCGGCAGTTTCAAGTAACGGAAGTATGCCAAATGCTCCGCGTCCCGCCGCATATCGTCTACCTCATGAGCGACGCCAAATGGGCGAACGTTGAACAGATGGGGTTAGAGGTAATCAAGTATTCGCTTACGTCTTGGCTCATCAAGGCGGAGCAAGAGTTGACGGCGAAGTTGCTAACCGACAGCGAAGCCGAAGACGGGTACTACGTCCGCTTCAACGTTGACGGCTTGTTGAGGGGTGACCAGGCGTCGCGTACTTCGAACGTAATCGCGCTCGTCAACAACGGCTTGATGACTCCCAACAACGGAGCGGCGTTGCTTGAGGTCCCGCCGTTGGGTCCAGACGGCGACAAGTTGCGCGTACCCGTCGCGGTTTCGCAACCCATCGCGGAGGCCCCGAAGGCGGCAGCTCCCGCCGAAGCGCCCGTAACGGCGTCGGCAGCGACTACGGCGGAGGCCTTCGCTACGGCGGCTCCCGCCGATCCTGGCGAAGCGGAAGCGGCGGAGGCTACCGCTACCGCCCCCGAGGAGAACGACGCCGCAGGGGCGGACTATGCCGCCGTCCTCGAACCGCTGCTAATCGACGCCGCGACGCGCGTTGAGAACAAGACGGCGAAGGCGTTTGAGAAGCGCGAGGGTAAGCCGCTCGGGGACTGGGCGGAGTCGTTCGCGTCCGAGCAAGCGGAGTACGCGGCGGAGGCGTTCGCGCCGCTCGCGTCGGCAATGTACTCACTCAACAAACGAGCGATTGATACGCGGAAGATTGGGACGGCGTACGCCGCAGAAGTCCGCCGCTACGCGACTACCAAACAAAAGAGGGATTTGGCGGACATCGCCAAAGAGATATTCTATGGATAAGAAGTTTACCTTTACTGAAATCGAAGGGGCGGACAACCGTATCCGCTTCGCCGCTGAAACCGAATTCTCCGTTGTCGCCAACGAAGGCAAGCGCGCTACCCTCTCGGGGTACGCGATGGTATGGGGCGCTGTCTCCAACGACAGGGGCGGGTACCGCGTTCGGCTTTTGCCCAACTCCGCTACGTTCCTGACTCCTACCTTTGCCCTCTACCACCACTCGTTCCGCGACGTTCTCGCGCGTAATGACGACGGCTCGTTAAGGATTACGATGGACGATATCGGGGCGAAAGTAGAAATCGACTTGCCCGATACGCAACTCGGTAGGGACTTGGAGTGGTTGGTATCCAACCGCAAGGTAAGGGGTATGTCGTTCGCGATGATCCCGGGGAAGTTCAACGAAACGAACGAGAACGGGCAGCGGATTAAGAATTACTCCGAATACAACGTAGACGAAGTCACGATTACCGCGATACCCGCGTTTAACGAGACGTCTATCGGGGTAGCGGAAGATAAAGCCGATAACAATTTAAGCGACGTCGCAAAGGAATACGATGCCGCTCTACTGAAACAAGAACAATACAGAAATAGGGTTTACTCGTTGTGGTTGGCAGAGCATCAGCCTTTTAACGGAGAAGCCGAATGCGAAAGCAATAAACACAATGGACATTAAGGCAATGCGCGACGAGTTCGCGAACCTTCACGCTGAGGCGGGGAAGGTAATTGAGAAGGCCGCTACGGAAAAGCGCGCCATCACCGCAGAAGAGACTGAGCAGAACAATAGGCGTTACGCTCGGATGGACGAGATTAAGGCGCTCGTAGACGAGAGCCAGAAACTCGCCTCCTACGCTTTCTCCGAAAACAAGATTGAGCAGAGCGAGCCCAAGGGCAAGGCGGAATTTACCGCCGCTCCCCGCGAGTTCAGCGCCGCCGACTACAAGCGCGCCGCTAACGAATTCGCCCTCTACGGCGAAGTCCGTAGCCGCGAGTTGTTCGGTACCATCAGCACGAGCGGTTCAAGCGCCCTCATGCCGAAGGCCGTACTTCCTCCCGTCAACGTCCTTACCCCGCAGAACCCTTATAAGGCCGTTCTCGCGCGTTACGGACTGTCTACTATCCGCCTCGGTTCAACCTCGCAGTTGACCCTCCCGCAGATTGACGACAGCGCGAACGTCGGCGCGACGAAGACGGAAGGCGCGACTTCGGAGACGACTCCGGTAGATCCGACTCCTACCGCCATCTCGCTCAACACCTCGCTGTACGAGAGCAAGCCAAGTTGGTTCTCGAACACGGTCCAGAACGCGAACGGCTTTGACCTTCTCGGTTACTGCCTTCCGTCCATCTCGCAGCGCCTTGAGCGCGCGAAGCACAGCGCGATGGATACCGTCGTCAAGGCGATTACGACTGGTACCGTTACGACGGCTTCGGCCACCGCCGTTACCTACGCGGAAGTCCTGACTTGGGAACACTCCCTCCCCGTCGCCTACCGCTACAACATGGCGATGGTAGTAAGCGACAGCTTCTACAAGTTGCTTCGCGGCCTCGCCGACAGCAACGGCCGTCCCATCATGGACGTAGATCCGACTAACGTATTCCAGCAGACGATTCACGGTATCCCCATCTTCGTCTCGGAATACCTCTCCGCCGTCGCGACCACCAACAAGGTTGGCGCTCTCGTCAACGCGGACTCGCTGTACATCCGCGAAGAGGACCCGCGCCTTACGCGGTACGTCAACGTACCCGCGTACGCGGACCAGTTCGGTATCAACGTCTTCCAGGACTGCGCTTTCGCCGGTAACTCCAACGGCGTCCGCGTCATCAAGATGGCTTAATAGCATCTAACAACCAACCGAGCGGTGAATAGCCGCTCGGTTGGCTTTTCTCTACGGAGATAACCGCATATGAAAATCAAAATGAAAGAAAACGTTTCGTCCATCCACGGGACGTTCTGCCTCGGTAAATGGTACGACGTATCCGACGAAGTCGGTAAAGACTTCGTCAACGCGAAGTACGCCGAAGACGTTAAGGACGAAGCGAAGAAAGAGACGAAAGCCAACTTCAAAGTAGTAACGTCCAAGATTACCCCCGAAACGAAGTAACACCAACATGAAACCCAAAATCGAAAGAATGGTAGATAGCCGCCGTATGAAGATCCAATTTAACGATAGCGTTTCGTCCCTCATCGGTTCCTTCCAGAACGGTAAGACGTACGACGTCAACGACGAAGCCGCCGCCGAATTCATCAAGGCGAAGATTGCCGTAGCCGTAGAAGCGAAGAAGGCCGAAGACGACAAAGCCGCCGACAAGGCGAAGTCCGACAAGTCAAACAAGTAAGAGAGTAACGTTAATGCGTTGGGAAGTAACTACGCCGCAAACGCGGCCTATCTCGTTCGATACCGTTAAGACTCACCTCCGCCTCAATGATGAGTCGGAGAAGTCTTACGTAGAGACGGTAATCGACGACGCGGTTAACTACGCGGAGTCCGAGATACAGGGCTCGCTCGGCGCGCAGACGATTACCGCAACCTACTACGAAGAGGACGTTGCCAGGAGCGGCGACAAGTTGTGGCTCCCGCGCGGCCCCGTCAACTCCGTTACTTCCGTTACCGCCAACGGCGTACTCCAATCAACGGACAACTACGAACTTAAACGGGTAGGTAATTGGGACTACCTCGACTTCAGCGCGGGCGCGAATGACCCCGTCGTTGTCGTTTATACCGCCGGGTATTCGACGATACCCGCCGCCCTCCGCCGCGCCCTCTTGCTTCATATCGGGACGCTTTACGAGAACCGAGAGAGCATGACGCGCCCAATTAGTTACGAGTTAGAGAACGGCCTTAAGCGCGTATACGAAATGTTCCGGCGCGAGCCGATGGTGGGGTAACAGAGATGCAAGCGGGAGCGCTACGAAATAGGGTAACGGTACAGAAGCGGAAGCGGGTATCCAACTCGTTCGGCGAAGAGGCGAACGATTGGAAGGACGTAGCCGAAGTCTACGCCGCTATCGTCCCGCTCGCGGCAACCGAAGCGATTAAGGCGGAGTCGGTACGACTCGTCACGACGCACCAAGTAACGATGCGCTATACGGACTCCGTTACCGCCGACTGTCGGCTGGAATGGTTCGACGGTTTCCGTACGCGGACGTTGGCGATTGCGTCGCTCCTCAACGTCGGCGAACGCAACGCCGAATTACAACTCCTCTGTAGCGAGATAACGAAGTAATGGGCAACTACTTCAAGGTAGAGTTTCACGGCGATAAACAGATAAAGAAGTTTCTCGGTGAGTTGCCGCCCCGCATCATCAAGAAGAGCATGCGCCGCGCGCTGTCGATAGCGGCAACGCCAATCGTCAAGATGGCTCGCGCCCTCGCGCCGAAGCAATTCGGTTGGTTGAAGCGGAGTATCAAGCGGAAGGTGAAGACGTACCCGAGCGGCGTAACGGTAGCGGTAATCGGTCCGGACCGGAACGTAGTCGGCAAACCGAAGGCGGATTTGGGCAGCGGTAAGGACGTCAAGGTTAAGCGGCGTCCGCTGCGGATCCCGCATAAGTACGCGCACCTCGTTGAGGGCGGACATGCGGGACCCCATCCCGCGAGGCCGCATCGTTTCCTTGCGCCCGCGTACGCGGCGAACGCGACGAAGGCGGTAGCGGCGGCTCGAAAGGTACTACTCGAAACCTTCAAGGCGGAAGCCGTGAAGTTGAAGGCGAAGGCAAAGAAGGGGTAACGCGATATGGCCAGCATCGAAGAAAGTATAACGTCAATCCTGAAAGCCTCTGCGCCGCTAACCGCGAAGGTAAAGAACCGCGTACGTCCGCTCGCGTTTACCGAGTTGGACGTTATGCCTTGCGTCGCCTATCAGGTCCAGTCTACCGAAAGTTTCGATACGTTTACGGGTAGCGCCGATTGGCTCCGTATCCAGATGGAGGTAGCGGTATTCGGCGAATCGTACGCCGATACCAAAGCGATTGGCGCTATCGTTCGCGGCCTACTCCATAACTACAGCGGGACGGTTGAAGGTATCCAAATCGGTTTCGCGAAACATAAAGAAGATACCGACTTGATGGAGCCGCCCGAAGTAGGCGACGAAAAGCCCATTCATCGGTTGTCTAGTAATTACTTGATTATGTATCGCCCGGCTTAAGACGGGCGGAAGGGAAGAAAGATGGCATCACTAGGTTACGGCGCTAACGTTCATTACGGGACGGGGACTCCCCCAACCATTACGACTCCTACGGTTCTCGCGGCGGCTATCATCTCGATTACCCCGCCGAACATCGAAGCGGACGACGTCCCCGTCTACCACTTCAATACCACGAACCAAGTCAAAGAGACTATCGCGGGATGGACGGAGCCGGGCGAATTGAGCATTACCGCTCATTACGACAAGACGGAATTCGCTACGCTGCTGTCTACGCTGTTCAAGACGTCGAAGACTTGGCGTATTTCGTTCAACGACTCTACGACTACGGCGGACTCCGGGCTTTTGTTCGTCGGTTACGTTAAGTCCATCAGCCCCGCTATCGATTTGGAAGGGTTGATTGAATGCACCATCGTCGTCAAGGTAACTTCGCTCCCCGTCCTTGATAGCGACATCTCCGCCTAATGACGATTAAGGGTGGGGCGGAGTAGGGAGTTATTCCCTACTCCGCTCGCAAAGGGGATAGACAGAAAGAAGAGAGAATATGCTTAAGAAAGAAGATTTCCTTAAACCCGTCCCCGCGAAAATGGAGACGGTAGAAGTAAAAGAACTTGGCGGTTCCGTTAACGTTCGCGTCATGAGCGCGAAGGAGCGGGACGCTTGGGAGGCCGAAGCGGTAGAGGCGAACAAGCGCGGTACCGCGTCCGCCCTCCGCAATTGGCGCTGTCGGTTGCTCGTTCGTTGCCTTTGCGACGAAGCGGGTACCCTCCTCTTCTCCGCCGCAGACGCGGAGCAGTTGGGGGAGTTGCCCGCGAACGTCGTAGCGTCGTTGTTCACGACGGCGACGAAGGTAAACGCCATCGGCCAAGCCGAAGTTGAGGCTATCGAAAAAAACTAATGGGCCGCCCGAAGCGGCGGCTTTACTTCCAACTCTGTCTCGCGCTTGGCGTCCTACATCCCGACTTCCTACTTGAGCAGTTAGACAGTAGGCAGATAGCGGAATGGGAAGCCTATTACAACCTATGCCCGTTCGGGGATAGGCGCGAAGACTTCCGAGCGGCGTACGTCTCGCTCACCACGGCGCAATGCCATAGTCCGAAGAAACGATTGAAACTGTCCGACTTCGTCCTACCCGAAATGGTACGGACGCAACCGCAATCCCCCGCAGAGATGAAAGCCAACCTATTCGCTTGGGCAAGAGCCGCGAATCCGCAGAACAAAGCGGGGATTAAGGTAAAAGAAAAACCCAAGGGGTAATCCGCTATGGCTTCAACGAATATCGCAACGCTCAACATCCTACTAAAAGCATCCGCTAACGGACTCGTTAACACCTTCAAGGCGGCGGACAGCGCGGTTACGTCGCTGTCGTCGTCCGTCAAGGGAGCCTTTACGGGGATGGGCGCTATGTTCGCGGGACTCGGGGCGGCGGGCGCAATCGGCGGTATCGTCGCGCTTACTAACTCCGCAATGGACAACATCGGCGCGCTGAAGGATCAAAGCGACGCGATGGGGATTACTACCGAAGCCCTCTCGCGGCTCCAGTACGCGGCCCAATTCGCGGGGGTAGACGCGGAATCCCTTAACGCTTCGCTTGGGAAAATGCTTAACAACATCTCCGAAGCCAGGAGCGGCGCGGGCGCGGCGGCCGAAGCCTTCGCGACGCTCGGACTGGACGCGGCCCAACTGGCGCAGCAGTCCCCCGACGAAGCATTCAAGACGATTGCCGACGCGATGAAGGGGATAGAGAACCCCGCGCAGCGCGTACAGCTCGCAATGGACATCTTCGGGAAGAGCGGCAAGGGACTTATCCCCATCCTCAAGGGCGGGGCCGATGGGTTGTCCGAGATGGAAACCGCCGCCGACAAACTCGGCGTAACGGTTTCGTCGGTAGACGCGGAGACGGTAGACAGGGCCGGCGACGCGCTCGGTAACGTCTGGCAAATGGTGAAGGGGATTGGCAACAGTATCGCGATACAACTGTCCCCGCTCATCGAAGACGCGAGTGACAACCTAACCGAATGGGGCGCGAGCGGCGAAGGCGTCGGCGGCAAGGTAACGACTGCCGTTGAAATGGTAGCCAAGTCCGTAGCGATTGCGTCGGACTACTTGTATCTCGGACAAGCGGCGTGGTACGCGCTCCAAGGGGCCGCGCTCAAAGCCGTCTCGTTCATAACGGGCGCGTTAAATCACATCGTACAGAAGGTTGGCGACGTCGTCCAAGCGGTTACGGGTACCCGCCCCGCGTTCGCGTCTACCGCGCAGGACATCCAGAATTGGTTGGACGAAGCCGCGACAAACTCTTTTAAGAATATGGACGAAGCCGCGCAGAAGTTCGCGGAAGGCAAGAGCAGTAAGGCCGTAACCGAATACTTCCAGCGCGTCCGCGACGAAGCAAAGAAGACGTCCGAAGCGGCGGTAGCGGAGAACGAGAAAATCGGAAACTCAATCCGCGACTTGGAAAAGATTACCGAAGAGCAGCGGAAGGCGCAGGAGAAAGTTGCGTCCACCCTCGGCAACCTCAAACAGAAGGTAGACGAGTTCGGCATGTCCGAGAGCGAGAAGGTTGCCGCCCAATTGAAATCGGTAGGCGCAACCGAAGAGCAGATAGCGCAAGCGCAGCAACTCGCGGAGACGTACGAGAAATTGGAGTCCGCGAAGAAGGCCGCCGAAGACATGGACAAAGACGCGGCGAAGGTGCTTGAAGACATTAAGACGCCGCTCGAAAAGGCGCAGGACGAAATCGACAAACTCATAACGCTTTACGAGGCGGGGAAACTCTCCGCCGAACAATTCGCCAAAGCGCAGGACAACTTATTGGAGAAGGCCGCCGACGCGATGGACAAGGGCAAAGACAAGGCGGCGAAGGAAGTAACCATCTCCAATCCGAAACTCTTGGCGCGTAACAGCAACGAGGCCTTCGCGCTCATTAACGAGATAACGAACAAGGCAACGGGGGCGAACAAGGTACCGGAGCAGCAGCTAACCCAGCAGAAGCAAACCAATAAAATCCTCGAACGTATCGAACGAAAGGGCGGCGCGATTGGACTCGCGACGATTGACGGCTAATGGCTTTTACAGTTGACGCGGCGTACATCAAAGACAGTAGGGCGGTAGACGGCGAAGACGGAATAACGGTTGACGTTACTTACGTCGTCCTATTCAGCGGCGGTACGTTTGACCCCGTCGCACTCCTCTCAAGCGGACTCGTTCCCAACCGCAACGACGACTACCCGACGTCGTCCCAACTCTACGCGAAAGAGACTACTACGGAGTTGGCGGACGGAATGGCTACTCCGCCGACGGGGTTACAGGGCGTCGCGACGTATACCGTCCATTACGAGACAAAGAACTTGGGCGGCAACGCGAAAGAGATCCATCCGCTCTCCCGTCCCGCCGACATCAGTTGGGGCGGAGCGGAGATTACCGAAGTACGGCGGTACGACGTAGACGGTAACGCCCTCTGTAACAGCGCCGGACAATTCTTCGAAGACTTACCCGAGTTCTTTATCAGGGGCGGGGAAGTCCGCATTACCCAGAACGAAGCGGCGAACCCCGCTACGAAATGCGTAACCTACTCGTATACCACGAACGACGGGACGTGGTACGGCGTCGCGGCGGGTAACGCGCTCATCGGGAAGATTGAAGCCGACAAGGTAACGGAGACGTACGACGGTAACGAGATAACTTACTGGCGCGTATCGTACCCTATCGCGTTCCGTCGGGACGGTTGGGGATTCAAGACGTACGACATTGGCTACAAGTATTTAGACGATAACGACGAACTCATTTGCGACTTCGATAAGAACGGTACGCCGACTCCGACGCCGGTTAAGTTGGACGGCAACGGCGGCAGACTCTCGGACCAGACGGCGAACGCCGTAGAGTGGCCTACGACTCCCGCGACGGGGTTTAAGGTTTACGAGGAGTCGGATTTCGCGTCGCTCTCTATCGCTAACCCGTTCCTGTAAGGGGATAAACTATGGCAGAAAACGTATTCGGTTTCGGGGAGCGGGACGTCAAGCGCATCGGCAAGGCGGTACGCGCGAGCGAGGCGCAGTCGTTGGGCGGCGGCGTCAACCCCAACGTCTATCAACTCCCTACCCTCTTCGCCGAAGTCACCGACGTAGACTCAACCGACAAGTTCAAGGTTGCTTGGAAGCAAGTAACGCGGAACGCGGACGGGACGTGGAGCGACGGGCAGTTAATCGGTACGCTCGCGGACAACCCCGCTTACGAGATTAACGAGGGTACGCCTAGCGTCGGCGACAGGGTGATACTGTCGCGCATGCCGATTCGCGATACGGCGGGCGGCAACGCCGTAGTCATGGGTTGGACGTTCTCTTTGGGCGGCGGCTTAATCCGCTACGGGAAAGTTACGTCCGTCTACAACTGCCGCCGGATGTTTCAGGTTAACCCTTGCGACGCGGACGGCTCCAACGTCGATACGACGACGACGCTAACCGTTTATACGGGGACGCCTACGCAATTCGACGACGCGCCGCCGCTCGGGTACCGCATCGACGTTGACGACGTCGTACCGTTCCTGTCGGACAACGACGACAACCATTACCAAGTTAACCCCTACAAATACATTTCGTTCGGCTACCATTGCGCCTCCCCCGAAGCGTCCAACGTCGTACACGATTTATCGCGGTTGGAATTCAACTGGTACGATTTCAACCTCAACTCCGACGGCAACCCCGCTTGCGACAACGAGGCGGATACGACGTACATTCAGAGTTACGGTAAAGTCGATTGGGCGGGGATGCGGTTCACTTGGTACGGCGCTTCCGGGGATACGCTCGCGAAGCGGGTAATCTTTGACCCCGCTACCCAACCGTACGCCGTCGCGGACAGTTGGCCGGTTGCGTTCGAAGGGGCGGGCGGGAGCAGCAGCGTAACGCAAGGGACTTGCCCGAGCGTCGCGACTCCGAACGTCACCGTTACCGCGTCCGTCCCCGCCGTAAAGGGCGGGGGCTGTAACGCGGAGGGCGTCGTAGAGAGTAACAAAATAAAAGAAATCGAATTCAAAGACGGCTTCCGCGCAGTCTACAACTCGGGTACCAGCAAGTTAGAAGTCGAATTGCTGTTACAGGATACCGACTATACGCGCATCATCGGCGGCTCCCTCTGCGGTTTGAAAGTAGAAGTCTGTTACGAGGAAAAGGAAGTCGTTACGAACGTAGTTTGTAACGGCGACGGGACGATATCAGTAACGAAAGAGACTGTTAAGGTAATAGCGGGGTGTTCGTCCTAATGCCAACCGAAACGTTCCCATGTTCATGCTGCTGTAATACTGGCAAGCTCTGTTACCGAGAGTATTTCTGCACCTATACCTGCTCGACGGAGACGTGGGCGGGGCCAACGCCGGATAACAACGTTTGTCTGGCACCGGGAGACGTACTAACCGGGTGGACGAAAGACGCGGAAGGGGCTACTAACTGTCAGTACAAGATTCACGTCCCGCTCAACAAATGTTGTACGGAAAACAGCGATTGCAGTAGCGGGATAACCGAGCCGACTCCGCCGGTACTACCCACCGGGATTCCGGATGACTGCTGTTGTTGCGCGTCCGCGAAGAAGTGTACGAAGCTTTGGACTTCGTCTTATGACTGCGATACAGAGTCCTGGTCAACGCCAGTCTCCGGCGGCATCGGTTGCGAATCGACGACTAGGCCAACCGATACCTGGCTCATAGACGAATGCAATGCAGAGATGTACGAATCGTGCGGCCCGCCCTGTAACTGTTGCGACGACGTTTTCGATTGCGACGGTTGCGACGGCGGGGGAGTCACGCCGTCCCCGCCTTCCGAGACGCCTACCGACTGTTGTAACTGCGAATGCTCCAGCGAGGACGATTGCTTTAATTGCGGCGTAACGCCGGGGCGTACCCCGTCAAGCATAACGTTAACGTTCAACCTTGAGCCGACGACGAAGTGTCAAACGCAGACAGGAGAGCCGTGGACGGTAAGCAAGTTATTCGGCGGCGGCGGGACGGTAACGTTGACGCAAAAGCCCGGCGCGCCGTGCGCGTACGTCGGGGAGATATCGTTTATGACAGTTAAGAAATGCTTCGGTACCGAAGAGGATCATGATTGCGACGCTTGCGAACCCGACATTAGTCAAACGACGACGGTGCAAATAGAGTTAGTCTTGGGCGGCGGCGGGGCGTCGTTCTCTCTGTACCATATTTCGTCGGACCCGCTCCTCGGAGATTTCTTCATAGACTTGACTGCGGTAACTTCCGTCGAATGGCAAAACTGCTGTAAGCCGTGGGAGATTACTTACGCCGACTTTGATGGCTTTGAGACGTGGTATACCTTCGGTAACGGAACGATTACGGGAGTCCCCTGCTAATGAGCAATACGTTGATGCATCTACCGATTTGCTTGGACTGCCGCGCGGCGGAAGGGTTGCCGAAGTGTAACGGCTTCTGTGCCTGTCCGTTTAGTAACCGCAGTATCAACGAACACGCGATTAGCGGCGAATGTCCCAAAGGTAAATTCAAAGTCGCTGCGGAGAAACCGAAAGCCGTAGCGAAGTCCGCCGCCGTTGGCGAAACATCAAGTAAGGGTTGCGGTTGTTCGCGGAAGCGGAAGGGTTAATTGAGTTCGGCTATCGCGCCGACGGGAACGAGCGCGGAGAGGGAGTACCATTGTCGGCTCCCGTCTCGCGACTCGGACCAGACGAGCGGCAGCGTACCCAGCGCCAGGCGCGGGAAGATGATTTCGTTTTGTAGTTGCTTGATGCTCGCGCAGAAATGGGAGTCGTAGGAGGGGAAGCCGTAAGAGAGGTAATGGTTTTCTTCCAAGTCGGGGGACAGTCCTAGCGATAAGCGGTTTCGGTGTTCGCGTCCCGTCTGTTTCATGAATCTTATTGCCGCTTCGTACCGTTCTCGTTCGTGGGGTTGGATGCTACTTCGTTCGGTAATCTCTCGCGGCAGCGCGTAGACGTTGGCGACTAATTCGACGCAAGCGTTTCGCGGGTAATGGCTGTCGGTTTTACATTCGAAGAAAGTCCCCGTCCGCGCGTCGAATAAGTCGCGTAGCCGCTGTCTGTCGTCGGCTATGTTTGTCGTCTCGAAACCCATCGCGGCCAAGCGCGATTGATGCCAACTCAATTGTTGGTTCCCCAAGTCCCTTTTGAAATCCATACCGTTGCTTTTCAACGGGCACGGTTCATCCTTCCTTCCGAGATTTTCGGATTGACTCCCGCCGCCTTTTGGATCCCAGTACGGCTCAACCCTTTACCCTATGGGAGTACGGACATGAGTAACGTTGAAGGTTGGTTGTTGGAGCGTATGAGCGTCCGCCGTTGGCTCGTTGCCGTCGTCGTCGTCGCGGCGTTGTTCGGCGGCGTCGGCTTCGTCGCGGGGCGCGAGTATCTGAAATGGGAGTTGCGGACGGCGCTTCAGAAGGGAGTTGACGACATGGGCGCGGCGTTCCGCAAAGCGAGCGGCGACGCGCGGAAGAGTATGGGGGATGACTTCGCCGCGCGGTTAAAGGCAATCGAAGCGCGGCGGAAGGCGGAGGAAGAGAAAGAGAAGGCGGAGGCGACGACGCGAGAGAGCCGATAGCGCCGCGAACGATTACCCCCCCTGCCGACATGGGCCGCGAGACAATCGCGGCTCTTTCTTTTGCGCGGGAATCTGACTGGCGGGATTCGAACCCGCAAGCGGTCCTGTTTCGGTTGCCGCCCCCGTATGCTGGTCCGTCATTGTCCTACGGGGCTTTACGGGGCTGTATGCCGTTCCAAGCACAATCAGTTGACTAATGTTCTATTCGTCATTCCGCCGCAGTTTCCCTCTGTCGCGCGCGCTCAATCGAAAAGGGTAGGCTCGTTCGGCTCCGCGTCCGTTTCGACTTCGCGCGCGGTATTGGCGTCGCTCCCGTAAATCTCTCGGACGCGCGCCAGCGTATCGGCCTCGGACGGCGGCTTGTCGTTGCGGATGGTTTTGATTCTCGGGAAGCGGAGCGCGTACCCGCTGTCATGGCGGGCGCTCTTTTGGATTTGGTCAAAGGCAATCTCAACGACTATCTCGGGGCGGACGACGTACCGCCGCCCGTCGTCGGCTACCGCGAGGGAGCGTAGCCGCCCCGTCATGTCCGCAATCTCCGCGTCCGTTAATCCGCTGTAGGCTTTGCCGATGTTGAGGAGCGTTGAGCCGTCGTCCGCCCATACGGCAAACGTCAAGTCCGAGAGGACGCCCCGCCGCTTCCCATGTCCCAACTCCGCCGCCGTAACGACGCAATCCAGGGTAGGGAGATGCGTCTTTAACTTGAGCCAACCGCTGAAAAGACGCTTGTTTTTAAGGGGTTTGGCGGACTCCGTCGGATGGTGTTGATTCGGCAAATCGTTGAGCCATATTTTCCGATTCAACACTTGCCCGGTAAACTGGCTCCAAATAAGATGTTACGCATGAATGTCCAACTCAAATCCCTTCGCGGAGCGAACGGCGGCGGCAAACGGCAGCGGGGCCAGGACGGCGGAGCCGCCCCCCTCTGTATCTCGTATCTCCGCTTCTCTACGCCGCAACAGAGCGAAGGCGACTCAACGCGCCGACAGTTGGCGGCGTCCGCCGAATGGGCGAAAGCGCGCGGCTTGAAGATTGACGACAGTTACCGCGACGAAGGGGTTAGCGCGTATCGCGGCAAGAACGCCGCGAGCGGCGCGTTGGGACGGTTGCTCCGATTGATTGAGTCGGGCGCGATACCCAAAGGGAGCGTCTTGATTGTCGAATCTCTGGACCGCCTCTCGCGTTCGGAGATTACGTTGGCGCTCCAACAGTTTCTCGGGATCATCAACAACGGCGTTCGCATCGTTACCTTGTCCGACGGGCGCGAGTACAGCAACGACGGCGACAAGCCGTTGGAGTTCAGCGAATTGATTATCAGTATCTCCGTCATGGCGCGAGCGAATGACGAGAGCCGCATTAAGGGTATGCGGATGCGCGCGAGTTGGGAGCAGACGCGGGAGCGCGCGGCTCGCGGCGAAGTCGTCCGCAACTGGACGCCGCGTTGGCTCAAAGTCCGCGACGGTAAGGTTGTCGTCGTCGCGGAGTACGCGGCAATCGTCCGCCGCATCTTCGCGTTGATTACGGACGGCTACGGTATCGGCGCTGTCGCTCGCTTGCTCAACCGCGAGAAGGTTGCTTCGTTCGGTACGAGCGGACGATGGAGCAAAACCTACGTCCACCAAATCGTCAGCGGGCGCGCGGTACTGGGGGAGTTGGTCCAGCGTAAGGGCGGCGTCGTCGTCGGTACGGTTGAGGGGTATTACCCCCCTGTCGTCTCCGTCAAGCAATGGGACGAAGCCAACGCGGTACTCGCGCAACGCCGCAACGACTCTCCCGAGACGTTCAAGGGTACGCGGGGCCCGAAGGCCGCTTGGGTAAACCTCTTCAACGGCTTGCTCGTTGACGACGAAGGGGAGAGTTGGACTATCCACCAGAACGCGAGCGGAGATAGGCGGCTCGTTAACAACAGCGGGGAGACATTGGGGACGAAGCCGCGAACGTACGTCAACCTTGCCGTCTTCGAACATGTCATGTTCAACGCGCTATTGAAGTACCATGCGGAGCATTTCGCCCCGCGCGAAGTCAAAGCGGACGGCGATAATCTGCGGGCGCAGATTGCGGAAGTAGACGCGCGGCTCGCGGAGATTGGGGAGGCGATGGCGGAAGGCGGCAACGTTAAGACGTTGGCGAAAGCCGCCGCCGCTCTTGAGTCCAAGCGGGAGCGGTTGGAGCGGGAGTACAACGCATCGAAGGCGCGGGCGCTCGTCTCCGACAAGGGGCGCGCGACGAAGTTAATTGAGCGCCTAGAGCAAGTTCTATCCGATGAGCCGTCGTACGCCGCGCGGGAGGAGATGGCGGCTACCCTTCGTCTCATCGTCAAGCGTATCGTCATGACGGCGGAGCGGACGTCTACGTTGCCGTTTACGATTGAAGGGACGGCGACGGTTGAGTTGTTCATCGGCGAAGCGTTCCAAGTCCGCTTCGCCTACCGCGCCCGTCGGAACGCCGCGAGCGGTAGTCCGTTGGCGACGCTCTCGTATAACATCTTCGGCGAAAACTTCGGCCAAGCGGCCCCGTTGACGAAGCCGAAGCGGACGGCGGCGGAGTTGGAGCGATGGTACGCCGCGAGCGGCAAGGCGTACGAAGCCGCCCAAGCCGCGAAGAGGGCGAAGGGTAGGCGGCGGTAGGGGTAGGCGGCTCCGACGCCGCATAAGGCAAAAGAGAAGGCCCAGGAGCGATTCCTGGGCCTTCTCTCGTTTAGTAGGGGTTACGGCGTCAGATGGTTTTGACTTGGCGGTAGGGGCGGACGCGGGCGGCGTAGTCCGCGAACGTAAGGCGGATATAGCCGTCCGCTTCTCGCGTCGCGGAGATGACGGTTTTATGTGCTGCGAACCCCGCGAGGCGGACGGCGTCGCCGACGCGGACGGTATGAGCGGCCTTCGGTTGTTCAGTAGGTTTCATCATGCCGCTATTCAGGACATAAACGGCAACGCTTGGCAAGGGGAAAAGGGGTATCCCCTTATCTTTTATTTGACTCTTACGCCGTTCCCGAGTATCCCGCTTCACAACTCAACTGCCGCGAGAGCGGCGAAAGGATACGGCTATGGCAAAGGGAACGGCTACCCCCGAGAAGACGAAGCGGCAGCGCGAAGGCTTGGCGGCTCTGAAAGGGAGCAACGGCGACTCCGCCGCCGACATTCTCAAGCAACTGGAGCGGGAAGAAAACGAAGCATTCGAGAAGTTCCAAACCGCCCAACGCGAGAAGCGGGAGAAGGCTTTGGCGAACGTCCTGGAGCCGATGAAGAAAGAGCGTTCCGAGTTGGCGCAGAGCATCAACGAAGCCAACATCCGCATTAAAGAGATTGACGCGGAGATTGCGAAGTTGACGGGGCAGAAAGAGCGCCCGTCTCGCGGCGGCAGCGGCGGCGGTAAGCGCTTCCGTCCGAGCGAAGACGAGATTGCCGACGCGGCGAAGGCGTTAGGCTCGTACGCGACGAAGGTTGGGAAGCACAACGAGTTCTCGCGTAAGGACATCTTGGGGCAACTCGGGGACAAATGGGCCGCTCATGTCCCGAAGTTGATTGAGCGTTGGAACGCGGAGAACGCGAGCCATAAAATCGGGACCAACGGCAAAGAGAAAGCCTTGTCGCGGTACGTCCTCAAGTAACCGCGAGCGACAACCCCATTAGACGCAAACGGCGGCTCATTGAGCCGCCGTTTTGCGTTGGGGTAGTCGTTACCCTTCCGAGTTATTCCGATGCGTCAGAAGGGCGATAAGGCGTCGTAGTCCTTCTGTTGCTGTTTGCGTTCGGCCGCGCTCGCCGTCTTGGATATCGCCATGAGTACGCGATAAGCCTTTTGGTACGCTTCGCCGTAGGTCCCGACTTCGTACTTACTGTTCAAGTCGTAGTTGTCGGGGTTCATTTGGACGTGAGTAGCGAGGACGTCCAACCATTCGATTTCGTCTGCGCTCAACGACAGAGTTACTTTGATGTTGTCGTCGGCGTCTTCGGCAACGATACCCTCTCGCTCAATCGATTTGATTTGTTCGTCGGAGAGGCGTGATACGAGGCCCCGCGCCGCCATCGACGTCAACTCCAACCATGCGAGCATGCGTTGTCGTCCGCCGGTCCGGAAACCGAGACGGCAAATCAGTCGTATGAACTCGCATAACTCGTTAACTCCTACAGAGCCGCCCTTATCGTCGTAATCGCGCGTCAGAGCCAATAACTCATCGTACCGCATTGTAGTGTTTTCCTTTCGTATGCCACGAATAAAGGCGGCGGTAACATCGTCCATGCGCGGTACCGCCGCCGGGGCCAACTCCCTATTCCGTTCAACCGACGTATTCGATTGCGTCTCGCGTCTTGAGGAGCATTCGTTGGAGCGCGTCGGGGTGCATCTCCATTAACTTCTCTACTGCCGCGCTAATCGCGGGCGGCTTGCGGAGTCCGAGTAAGTAGTTGAGCGAGAACGCGCAGAGGTCATTGGGGTGAAGTTTGCCCCAGTCCTGGGGCGGGTACTCTTTGGCAAACTCGGGACGCGAGAGCAGTTTGTAAATGCCCCGTCGTTCGAAGTCCTGAAAGTCCGAGTCCTTTGCCTTCAAATCCGCGAGCGTTCGCGGCTTCGTAGTCGCAACCATGATGCGAGTTCCTGAACGAAAGAACGGCGGCGCGCCGCTATGGTTCAGCAAACGCGCCACCGTTCCAGGGAGTCGTACGACAAGGCGAGAACCATTCGCCTCAACGTATATTTTGCGAGGGGGATTTAGACGTTAACGCCGCTATCGCGATTGTCGGCGTTCACTTGGGCCTCGTCGGCGAGCAACCTTTCGGCCAACTCCGCAGGGGTAATCTCGTTCGCTCGCTTCGCAATGTTGATGAGCGTCCCGAGATTGTATTGGCCTACGGCGTCGGGACCGAGTTGGACGAGCAGGACCCAACTCGTCCAGTCGTCCCCGTCCCAGTCCGTCGTCATTCCGAGAATGAAGACGTCGTCCAAATAGGACAAGGCTTCAACGGCGTTTGCCAATGACGCTCGTTTCTCCGCGAGCGCCGCATTGGACTTCCTGTAGACGACGAACGTGTGATTGCTCTCGTCAAACAGATACGCGCCCGCTTGCGTCTTGAGCGACGCCACGAGTTTGGATTGCTCATCGAGCAATGCCCCGAATGGGGTATCCATAACCAACCTACTTTCATGCTTCTCTGGGTGAGTAGCCGTCAACCGGGAAGCAACGACTAACGGCTTAAAGCAGGGCCGAAAGCATCCTATCCGCCCTACTTCGATGAGCGTTGTACGACTGTTGAAAGCACTCGCAACTACTATTTCGCGAGATTCCCAATTAATTTAGCCATCAACGGGCAATCGTTTGAAAACGCAAAACGGCGAACGTTTCTCCGTCTCCGCTACTCGGGAGCCGATTTCAAAGAACGTCGCGTAAAACGCATTAGGAAGGCTAATAGGCGTAGGTACCGTTTCGTTGCTCTGTCTGGACCAGATACGAGTAGGTTTGTAGGAATCCCGGTCCAGGACCGGACCAGAAAAAACCTATTGGGTAGCGGTCCAGACGGAGGGCAACCGTGCCCGAATGTCGATATGGGAGTTGCATTTACTTCGTCTGCCATGAGACGAAGGCTCCTGAAGAAGCGCGCCGCTCGTTTTGTTGTGAAGACGGGCGGCCGTTTTTTTTTGCGGTCCTGCGTGTTGGTTGAAGGAATGAAATGACGACATGACGAAATAGAAGTAGCCGAATGCGAAGCGGCTTGGGGAGTTGATTGGTAAGAAGTCTTTATGACAGACAACTGAAACAGTATTCGCGGCGCAACGCCGCAAGTTTGTTTGTCTCTGGGTTTCCCCCTCAATCAACGCCTACAGCCGACTTCGCAAAAGTCTCGGCTGTAGGTTTTTTTATGCGCCTATGACGGCGCGAGGAGACAGAGAACATGACAAACAGAGAACGACTAACGAAGGTTAACGAAGCCGTCGCCATTCTCCGCGATAGCGTAAAAGGGTTGAAGTTATCAAGGGAGACAGAAGACGACGCGAGGCAGTTGATTATTGCCGCTTGTACCGTCCTCGGACAAGCGACAACCCTTATCGAACAAGCCGCAATCGCAGAGACGAAAGGGGCGGAGTAATGAACGAGTCGAAAGAGTCGCAACAGTACCGCGCGGACGCGATGCGTTGGACGGCGGCGCTACCGCCCTACGGCTCCGTAGGGTATTGCGTCAAATGCCATCAAGTCCCCGCATGGGCGAAGTACCATCCCGAACCCTTCATCTACGGCGAAGGGAACGCGATGGAGTTCGAACATATCCGCCGCGAATGCTGCAACTGCGGTTATTCATGGAACGAAAGGCCGCTCGATTGGGACGGCGCAGAGACGAAAGGGGCGGAGTAATGAAGATAATCTTTGCATCTGCGGTATTAATAGTCCTCAACTTGGGGACGCTCTTGGGGATTGGGTACGTCCTAACGCAATTGATACCTAACCCTCTTTCCATCGCCGAATGCGCAATCAGCATGATTGTCGGCTCCGTTTGTTGGGAGTCGTTCGCTGCGGCGGAGCGGATTGCCAACCAAGTTGAACAAGCGAACGCGAAGAGGGGGAAGTAATGCCCAAGTTCTACGTATACAAACAAACGAAGGGGGATAACGAGTATCTCCCCGTTGGTATCGCGGAAGCGGAGGACGCCGACTCCGTTTACCATGACATCGCGAAGCAACTCGGAAAGACGGAATGGAAGTCGTTCGCGAAAGAGTTTCGCCTAATCGTTACGACGAAGCGGCAGCGCGGATTTGAAGAGGCATTGGGAGATTTGGAATTCTAACAACCGAGCGGCGGCAAGCCGTTCGGTTGTTTTCGTTTGAGGAGCAACCATGAGAAAGAAAAGAAGAGTATTGGAACTCGCGTTGGACAATCGGCCGCTCGGTAGGAACTGGCGCAGTAAGAACGCGCCCGCAGAGGATTGGCAGTTGAAGCAACTTGCGCTCCTCGGTTGTCCGAGTAAGAACCTCAAAAGCATTCGTTTCGTAGTCGCAAACCAACTGATACATAAGTTGAAGAGGGAGCGTCGGCAGAAGTAAGGGCGTCTGACAATTCGACGACAGTAGTAGCCGATGGACGCTTGAGGGCAAATCCCAAAGGGACTACGAAAACTTCGGCGGCGGTTGGACTCATGGGAGTTGAACGGCCGTAGGCTTGTCCGAGAGAATCGGCGTTGGTAGTCAGACTACTAACGAATCCCCGAAGCCGTTAAGCATGGATGCAAGGGTTAAGCGTACCAACATGGTTACTGTCAAAGGCGTCTTGAAATAGAGCGATAATGACGGGCTGGTTGGGTTGGACACTCAGAGTACGTCCATAGCGAAGGTTAACAAAAGATAGCCTTGTAACCCCAAAAAACTTTGTCAGTAGGGGTCATTGCGCAAACGGTCAAACGGGGTAGCGGTTGGGGCCTCGCGGTATGAGCGTTCGCGGATTGAGTACAACCGCTCCGCTCAACCGCTCGGCCAATCCGTCGTCTGCTACGCGACGACGACGGATAATGTATTGGTTTCGGAGTTCGTTAAATCCGAATGAACAAACCTTCTGAACAATACATAGAGTACGTTAACGACGTAGGAGTTAACGTCTCTCCGCTATGTACTCATAGCGGCACAACGATTACCCCCAACGGGACCAGAAGGGGCAACGGGGGCCAGATGGCGGGTACTGCGCGCGGACTTAAACGTGACAGATTAAACGTTCTCTCCGATAGCCTTCGCGGCTTCGTCTTCGGCCTTCCGTTTGGCGGCGGCTACGACGGCTTCCATTACGCCGCTGATTTCTTCCACCGTCATGTATTTGTAAAGCGCGCGGATATCGCCCCATTTGTAGAGGCCTCCGCGCTGGCGCGTCGTAGACATCCGAACGGGGGTGGGGATTGACCATTTATCCATAACGCTACTCATACCCTACATATCGACAGCGCGAAGGGTACAACCCTTTATTCGTCGAAAATGATGGGTATGGACGAAACCCCAATAGAGCCATCCGTTTACGAATTCGACAGCGCTAAACTCCTCTACGCCATCGCCTACCACCTCATTGACGAAGGCGTTACCGAGATTGACCCCGATACTTACTGGGAGCAGTATTGCCGCCTCCGCGCCAACAATACCGTAGGGCGCATCTCGGCCAGGACGTGGCGCAACTTGCGGGACCTCGCGCGGCTGTATTGGTTGTTGAAGCGCGCGAACGTCGAAGTGGACGTAGACGAGTTGGGCCGCGCGGAGTTCGGTGAGTTTAACGAGAGCGCGGTAAACGAAGACGAAGGGCAGTACGAGTAATCGGGTAGTCGCGGAATGGTACGGCGGGAGAGCCGCCGATAAGAGGGCGCGAGGGTTTCGGCATGTTCTCCCTCCCCCTCGTCATGAAACAAACGCGATTACCCATCTAATACAGCGGCTACGTAAACGCCGCTAATGATGGCTCCTCGGATGGGAGTAAATCATTTTCACGAACGCCTACGGCTTTGAATGCTTCTATTGTCGCCGTAGGCGTTTCTTCATTTAGAGGACTGCCCGCGTCTGCCGCCGAAGATAACGAGAGAGAATTTTCAGGCCCCGCAGTTTGCGCTGCGTAAACGCCTACGGCACTTATGCTGCCGTAGGCGTTTCTTCGTTAGAGGATTCGCCGCGTCTGCCGACGAAGATAACGAGATACCGATATCACAAAGGGACTCTCGTAAATGCCAACCGACAATAGCCAAAACGTCATCCTCACCGAACTCGCAAAGATAAGCACCAAGTTGGAAGGGTTGGAAGAGAAGTACGATTTGCTTAATTCGCAAATCGTAGCCGCAAACCAAAACGTCCAATCGAAAATCGACGCGATTAACCAACTGCTACAAGCGCCCGACAGCGGCCTAATCGTCAAGATTACGAAACACGGTATTGAGTTGGAGCGCCATAACGAGAAGTTCCGCGCGATAGAGGATTGGAAGAAATGGGCGACGCGCGTTTTCTTCGGCTCGTTCCTTACGGCCGTAGCGGGGGCCGTCGTCTTCGCGGTTAAGAAGTTGCTCGTTCCTTAATAGGGTAAACAGTTAATGTCAGAGTTAATCAACTACAACAACAGCGGTATCTACGTCCTCAGTCCCGAACCGTCCCAACCGGGCGGCGTCGGACTCAACGACAACTTCCGCTTCATCGCCGACTTCATCTTGAGCGCGGCGGTTAACCCCGTCGCGGACTCCCTCGTCAAGCGGGACGGCAGCGGCGGAATCAACGCTTCCACCTTTACGGGCGGCCTCGTAGCGGACTCCCTACAGTTTACGGGCGGCAGTCCTGGCGTCGATAAGATCCTCCGCTCCGACGCGAGCGGAAATGCTACGTGGGTAGCGGCTTCCGCAGTACAGGGGACCAGCGGTTACAGCGGTTTCTCGGGCGCGAGCGGGCGCAGCGGATACAGCGGTTTTAGTGGGGTAAGCGGTTTTAGCGGATACAGCGGAGCGAGCGGCGCGTCGGGGCGGAGCGGCTATTCTGGTTTCTCGGGCGCGGGGTTTACGGTAACGGGAAGCAATACCCAAGTCTTCTTCAACGACGGCGGCGCGGTAGCGGGAGACGCGGGGCTAACCTACAACAAGACAACGGATACGTTGGCTACGGGTTCCCTTACTACGGTTAGTACAATCGTCGCGGGCGGAGCGATAACGGGTACGCAACTCGACTTGAGCAATCCGGGCGTTGGTAGCACTTCGCTTATTCGCTTCGTGAAAACGAGCGACACCGCGCAGATTCGCGTTACGGAGTACGCGAGCGACAACACGCGCTATACGTTTTTCATGAGCGACAACCCCGATACCGCTCAAGACATCTTCAATTGGTTTTACACCGATTATCAGGGAGCGGGCGGCGCATGGGAGCCGCTGAAGTTTAACGGCGTCGCCGGACGGATGATAACGAAGCGGCTGGACCTCTACGGTAACGTCTACGTTTCGCCGACGCCGTTCTATACCGCGAGCGACGGGACCAGCGGCAGCAGCGCGACGGCGGATACCGTTACGCCGAATACCGTTTACGCGAGTAAGACGGGTACCGTCAACATGACGGTTGACGTATCGGGGTACAACGAGATGGACGCGAGCCGCGTCATTTGGGTGAAGATTGACGGGACCGGAAGTCCCAACACCTTTACTTGGGGTTTGGGGCCGAACGGTACGAACGTTCAAGCGAGCGGCGTATCTATTACGGGCGCGGCCCAAACGCTCAACTACGGCATTACCGTTACCTTCTCCGCGACGACGGGCGGAGTCCTTAACGACTTCTGGCAATTCCGCGTTTACAGCGGCGGCATCTTCTCCGTTGGCAACATAACGGCTACGGGTTTCAAACTTACGGGCGGCAGTCCTGGCGTCGATAAAGTCCTCCGCTCGGACGCGAGCGGCAACGCATCGTGGGTAGATCCTTCGTTGTTGACGGGGACTAGCGGATATAGCGGCTTCTCTGGAACAAGCGGAATTTCTGGCGCGTCTGGACGGAGCGGTTATTCTGGATTCTCGGGGACCAGCGGGACCAGCGGAGTAAGCGGTTTCTCGGGTACTAGCGGGGTATCGGGCGCGTCTGGACGGAGCGGTTATTCGGGAATAGGCACCAGCGGCTTTAGCGGCTACAGCGGATTCTCGGGCGCTCAAGGCGTACAGGGTATCCAAGGGATAAGCGGCTACAGCGGATTCTCGGGGACCAGCGGAATTTCTGGAACAAGCGGATTCTCTGGAACATCGGGGCGGAGCGGCTATTCTGGATTTTCGGGCGCGGCTGGTACCAGCGGCTTTAGCGGCTACTCTGGCGCTGGGTTTACCGTAACGGGATCCAATACCCAAGTATTCTTCAACGACAGCGGGGCCGTAGCGGGAGACGCGGGGCTTACCTACAGCAAGACGACGGATACGTTGACGACGGGGACTATCGCGGCGGGAACGGTTGGGACGTCCGCGCTTGCGGCGACGGGAACAAGCAACCTTTCGGGTACCGTCAATCTCGGGACGGCTACTCCGTCTTGGAGCAGCGCCATCGATACCGCGCCGACGTCGATTAAACTGCTGGACCAGAATACCCGCAGCTCTGCTATTAACGGACTATTCGCGGTAACGGGGATGGCGGACAGACTCTATCTAGCGAACCGAAAGAGCCAATACACGATTACGTCTACGACGTCTGCGGGTACGCTGTCGGCGGACAATCTGTTTGACAACGACTTGTCAAGCAACATCCTCATCCCGATTGCCAACCTCCCGTATACGCTAACGGTAGAGTCGTCCAGCAACATCGACATGACGGACGTCCTACGCTTCGTCCTGCTACAGCATCGCCTCGGCGGCAGTACGGGGACGCTCACGGATTGGACGCTCGAATACAAAGACAACGCGGGGACTTGGCATTACTGTATCCAACGGACGGGGGTTAGCGACTCGCTCCCGTTCATTTGCTCAACGTTCTATCAAGACGGTTTGGTGAAGTCCTCGGGGAGCGCCAACTACGACTATTGTAAGGGTATTAGGTTTACGATTACGGGCGCTACGGCGTCGGGAATCGACGGCGTCAACCTCTGGATTGCTCGCCTAATGCTCGTCAACTGCCGCCCCGCGTACGGCCCCGCAGAGGGTATCGGCGCGATTGACCAGGCGGGCGGCTCCGTCTACGGAAACCTCTCGCTCGAAAACAACGCGACGCTCAAGATTACGGGCGGCAGTCCAGGCGTAGACAAGGTATTGCGCTCGGACGCGAGCGGTAACGCGACGTGGGTAGCGGCTTCGCTGCTAACGGGGACAAGCGGCTATTCTGGTTTCTCGGGCGCGAATGGTACCAGCGGCTTTAGCGGCTATAGCGGCTTCTCGGGGACCAGCGGAATAAGCGGGTACAGCGGGTTCTCGGGGACTAGCGGGGTATCTGGACGGAGCGGATATAGCGGCTTCTCTGGCGCGTCTGGAATAAGCGGATACTCTGGGTTCAGCGGAGCCAGCGGAATAAGCGGGTACTCTGGTTTCAGCGGGACCAGCGGCCGAAGCGGCTATAGCGGATTCTCTGGGGCGACTGGAGTAAGCGGCTATAGCGGCTTCTCCGGAAGTAACGGAGTACAAGGCGCAAGCGGCTACTCTGGTTTTAGCGGGGTAAGCGGCTTTAGTGGCTATAGCGGTTTCTCGGGCCGAAGCGGATATAGCGGCTTCTCGGGAAGTAACGGGGTACAAGGCGCAAGCGGTTACTCTGGATTTAGTGGGGTAAGCGGCTTTAGCGGCTACTCTGGATTCTCCGGGACCAGCGGAATATCTGGACGAAGCGGATATTCAGGGTTCAGCGGAGCGGGCGGCCCAATGGGCGCTGCGGGCGCAAGCGGCTACTCTGGATTTAGCGGAGTAAGCGGTTTTAGTGGATACTCCGGTTTCTCGGGTACCCCGGGCGGCTCTACTACGCAAGTCCAATTCAACGACGCGGGCGCATTCAACGGCGACGCTGGTTTCGTCTACGATAAGACAACCGATACCGTAACGGCGGGTAACGTCGTCGTCTCGGACGGCGGACATATCGAATACAAGCAAACGCTTACGACGGGATTCACCGGCGTACCGACGTCGTACATTACCGACTTAAGTACGGGTAACAAGTTCTATCAGATTATCCCCCGTCGCGGCGCGGGCGCTGGCGACTACCTAGATATCGTTTTGACGGAGTCTAGCGGTTATACGCGGTACTGGGCCGGCAGTTGGGCGGGAAGCGGGGGACGTATCGACTTCAACGCCGACGCTATTTACTTCAAAGCGGGACAGAACAATTTCGAGAACGAGATGATTATTACCCGCGTCTCCGATGCCACGGGCGTGGGAGCGGGGTACCCCAGCGGTACGCTACAGTTTCAGCCGTCTCCGTACTCTAGCGCCTACTTCACCGCGTTCGGTTCTCACGGAAACCAGTACAACAAGGCGCTACTCAACGTAACGCCGGATAATACGGCAGACGACAAAGTCTACTGGAACTTCGTCATGCGCGTAGACGGCATGCTCACGCCAACCGAAACGTTGATGAGCATCTACCAAAACGGCTTCGTCGGTATCAACTACGTCCCGACGAATACGACGAAGTACGCGGCGTTGGTGGTAACGCTCGGGGCCGATACAACGTTCGTTCCGCATAGTACGAAGACTCTGCTACTCAAACAGCGCGCGTCACAAACGGGCGACTTCCTCGACGCGCAGACGAGCGGCGGGACGACGCTAACGAAAATCGATAAGGACGGCGTCATAACGGCCCCGCAGTACGCCGCTACGGCCCAAACCCTTACCGACGGCTCCACGATTAACTGGAACATGAATAGCGGCGCGAAGGCTACCGTTACCCTCGGGGGCAACCGTACGCTCGCCGCTCCTACTAATCTCGTTGACGGAGCAACGTATATCCTCATCGTTAAGCAGGACGCGACGGGGAGCCGTACGTTGACGTTTAACTCCGCCTACAAGTTCCCGGGCGGGACGGACCCGACGCTCTCGACTGCCGCGAACGCGGTAGACATCCTCACCTTTATCTCGGACGGTACGTCCCTATTCGGCGTCTGTCAGAAGGCGTTTGCTTAATGCTAATACCAATGACATTCTTCGGAGACGCGCTAAGTCAGACGTACCGCCAAATGATAATGGCGACGTCGGGGTTGCGCGGCTATTGGAGGCTCGGGGAGAGCAGCGGAACGACGGCGGAAGACGAAACCGCAACGTACGACGGAACGTACGGGGGGACGTATACTCAAGGCTCAACGGGACTGATTAACGGAGACGCGGATACCTGCCTAAGTTTGGGCGGGGCGGGGTACGTTAGCGTTTCGTCTTTCCAAGTCGATTCGGAGATGAGTATTGAGTTTTGGTATCTATCCAACGACAACGCCACAGCGTTATTCGTGAACGCTCAACCGACTAACTCAATCTTCAACATCTTGATTGAGTCGGGGACGTTTCAAGTCCGCGTCAACTCGGTTGGCGCTACGGTATCGATTACTCCCCCTACCGTCTCCGTTAAACACCATATCGTCGCAACGATTTCGTCTACGGGTTACGTCAAACTCTACGTGGACGGGAGCCTTGCGGCGGACGCGGACGGAAACGACTTGAGCGGCGTAACGGGCGCGCGGGATTTGGACTTCGGAAGGTACGGCGACTTCGGGGGCGGTTATTACTTCAACGGCAAACTGGACGAAATCGCAATCTATAACGTCGTTCTCGACGCTTCTACGGTTCTAGCGCATTACAACAAAGGCGCATAAAGGAAGAGAATAATTATGGCTACAATGACAATAACAATACCCGACGAAGTCGCTACCCGCGTCCTTAACAAGTTCGCGGCGTATTACAACTACACCGGCGCGCAAGGCGAAACCAAACAGCAATTCGCGAAGCGGAAGATAATCGAATTCGTTAAGGACGCCGTCAAGAAACAAGAGATATTCGAAGCCGAAGACGCCGCGAGGGCGGCGGCGGCGGCGGACGTTGATACCGATATTCAGTTGAGTTAAGGGACGGAAAGAGTAACCGACTATGGCTCTCGATTGGGCAACATTTACGTTAGACGAATGGAACGGCTTTACCCTCAACCATTGGGATACGTTCCTACTGGACCCCGCCGGGGAGGGTTTAACGCTCCATGCGGAGCGTCTGGGCGTCTTTTGCGCGGGAGGGCAAGCCGTAGCCGCCCACGGCTACGTCGATGCTCTGGCGGCCTTCGCGGCGGGAGCCGTCGCGGCCCAAGCAAACCTCCTCGACGACGACAGCGAACCATTTACCGCAGGATAATAGAAATGAAAGTTTATAAAGACACCATCATCGAAAACAGCGCGGTAGCGTTGCTCTCCCGCGTCCGCAACGACGACGGCGACGTTATCGTTGCCGCCGACGTCGAAAGCATCAGCGTAAAAGTTTGGGACAAACTAGAGGGCACCCTCGTATCGACGACGGCGGTTGACCCTCTAGAAGCCGTCTACGATACCCTACAGACGGGGCCGCGCTGGACCGAAGACGACGACGGCTACAACGTCGAAATCAAACTCGCGGGCAGCAACTTCCCCGACGGCGATAGGACGTACCGCGTAGAAGCCCTCTTTACCCCTACGCTCGGTAGCGCGTTCTACGTCCTTTGGGACTTGGCTTGTATCGCGGTATTGAGCGAATAACGGAATATTCGAAAATCCCGAAAGTCGTTGAAGGTTAAGAGTTGGTAATGTCGAAGTGAACGTATGAGGAAATTAATACCAACGACGGAAGCGGCCAAGTTGCTATCCGTCCACCCTTCAACGTTAAAACTCTGGGAAGACAACGGAACGCTACTACCCGCCTTCAAGACTGCGGGCGGACATCGGCGTTACCGTCTCGCCGATATTGAGCGGCTACGCTCGCCAATCGTCCGGCCGCGAACCGAAGACCCTTGGGCCGAACTCAAAGCATGTAAGACGCTCGCCGACTGCGAAGCCTTCCGCCGCAAATGGATTGGGGCGAAGGGTGTTCTACGTACTACGCTCAACAACGTCTCCGCGAAATGGGAAGCGCGCGTGAAAGAAATAAGGAACAACAACAATGGATAACGCACAGAAAATCATAGAAGCCTTCGCCCGGAGCGAAGGTATTACCGTCGAAGAGGCCAGCGCGGAATGGGAAGTAGTATCGATATCAGGACGGGAAGCAGTTTTGGAAAGGCGCAACAAAGACTTAACGCGCGCCGTAAGGGAGTTGCTGGACGACTGCGCCGAAGCCTTCAACACTCGGGACTAACGCCCATCGCGTAAAAGAAATAAGGAAAAACAATGGCTAACGAAATATACGTCAATACCAACTTCAAGGCGGACAAGAGTAACTTATCCGTCCAGCACCAGCGGACGATTAACGCGACGCTCTCGGGAACCGTCTACGCGGCGGGAGCCCCGAGCATCCCGACGACGTCAACGGGTACCGCCCTCGCAATGGGCAGCGTAACAACCGCCGGATGGTCATACATGGTTAATACCGACGCTACGAATTACGTGGAAGTCGGCATTCAGCAAGGCGGCGTCTTCTACGCCTTCGTCAAGTTGAAACCGGGGGAGTATTGGGTTGGACGCCTCGGGACAAACGCCCCGTACGCGAGAGCCAATACCGCCGCCGTCGTACTCCAATACACCATCCTTCAAGACTAATGCCTTGCGACTGTCCCAACTGCCAAGCGCGTAGACTCTCGGTTGAACTCGGGCGCAGCGTACATGTATGGGAAATCATGTACGGCGTAGACAGTCCCGCCGCCCAATCGGTACGCGACAACCCATCGGCCCCGATATGGGTTCACGACGAAGTCAAACGAGCCAACGAGCCGAAAGACGCGCCCCAGAAGACGCCGAAACCCGTAACCGTATGCTTCCCCGACGGACGCCAAGTAGAAGTAGCCGACGCCGAAGAGGCGAAGCAACTGATAGGCGGGACCAGCGAAGGCGGTAAAGAAGTCAAGACGGGCGGCAAAGAGTATTTCAAGTATTGAGAACGAATGACGGTAACAGTTGAAACATCACTAAGCATCAAACAAGCGGAAGCCGAATGGCAGCGGTTTGATGAGCGCGACAGGAGTAAGGGTTGGATAGGCTTTTCGATACGCAATAACCCCAACGGCAATCGCGCGAGCAGACTAATAGCAACGTACACCTACAGAGACGCGGCGGCGGCAATGGAGTACGAACATGAAAGTGATTAAAGAAGCCGACTACCTCCGCGTCCGCCGCGTCAAATTCGAAAACAGTTGGGCGGTATGCTTCCTGAAACCCGGCGCGGACCAGTTGATGGAACTCGGGGAAGATCCATACCGCCCGGGATACTACTGGCTCCATTTCGAAATCTACGACGACGAAGAAACCAATCCCTTAATCGAAGGTTGGATTAAATGGGACGGCTGTCTTAACTGGAAAACCGGCGACGACGAAGGACACGTCCATTTCTGCGGGCCGAAAGACGCGGGACTATTCGCCGTCATTTACGAAGAGGCCGCGTCCTTAATGAACAACAGCGAGTACCTCGCGGAGAAAATAAAGCCATGAAACCCCCAAAGAGATTAAAGAACGACGCGCGGAAGAAATGGGTTGAAGTCTTCACCACCCTCAACTCCGACAACCCCCTGGACATCGACTTGGCTTGCCAATACTGCGAACTCGCGGATACGTACGCGAGGGCGCAAAAAGAGATAGAAGCCGCAACGGAACTCACCATTACGATAGGGACGAACGGGACCCAACAACCCATTGCCGCCGTCAACGTCCTCCTCAAGACGCAAACCGCGATGGAAAGGATATGGAAGAAACTCGCGCCGAAACTGAAGGCGGACGCGAAAGAAGAAACCTTCGATGAGTTGGACGGAGAGTAACGGCAATGATGAGCGAAGACGAGCGGCTAAAAGAAGTATTGGCGCGCATAGCGCAGAAACGAAACGAGTTGGTTAGCGGAATAGTCGGCGGCGTAACGATGGTGAAGGTAAGGGAACTCCTCGCCGCTAACCGCATCAACCCTAACCTATTCAAACCGAAGACGGACGAAGGCGGAGACGCCAATATGGCGGGGAATATCTAATGCCCCGCGTCTACCGCCTACTACTCGCCGCGATATGGATAGCCTTCGCTCTCCTCATGGCGGCTCTGTACTGCCTACATAACAGAATAATCTGAATGTTCATCATGCAATACCCAACCGTTGCCGCGTTGATTGACGCATTAAGCAAATTGCCCCCGACGGATACAGTCTGGATGTTTGACGAAATGAAACCGGCCATACCGCGCAACCATCAAGAGACTCCCAATCATTTCATTGAAGACGTAATGAATGGGATTGAAGCAGAGTAAGGAAGTAATGCCCTCTTACCGCTGTCAACATCCTACGTGCCCAACGCTCCTCCCGTCTCGCGGCTACTGTCCCTCCTGTACCGCAATGGGTAGAGCATCCAACAGCAACAAGGCTCAAGCGGATAAGCGGTACGACAAAGAGAAGAGAGACAAGAGAAGTAAAGCCTTCTACAACAGTAAGGCATGGAAGCAAACCCGTATCAACAAACTCTCGCTCAATCCCTTATGCGAGAGATGTACTAAAGCCTTCGCTTCGGAAGTACACCATAGGCAACCGCTCCGTACGCATTGGGACAGACGGTTAGATATGGGCAACCTAATCGCCTACTGCAAACCATGCCATAGCATCGTAGAGGGAGAGAAGTACCAACCGCAAGGCGGAATGAGATGGCTTGAGTAACGAGCCGTCCAGTACGGCTAGAAAGCCCCAGGACGCATCGGAGCCGCGTAGACGACTACGGAGCCGTCTAACCGCTATCGCGGCTTATAAGGCATTTGTAGCAAGGGTGACAGATTGGCATGGGTTGATGGGACGGGGGTAGGGTGAAACACTAGGCATAGTACCCTACAGACCGCCCCGCGTCTGTCATGCGTTTTTTGCCAGTTTTCCTATTAGGTGTTCGTAAGGGTTGTAAGGTTAAGAAGATATGTCACCAGAAGAATGCACCAAGTATTGCGAATTGCTTAAGCAAGTCGATACCCAATTGGAAAAGGTATACGACGCTCTCGGGAGCGGAGATACCGAAACGTTGAGAGCATGGGCGGAGCAAATCAAACGAGGGATCCCGTACGAGCCAACGAAAGAAGCCATCGAAGAAGCGGCGCGTTGGTTGGAAGAGAAAGAGAGAGAAGACAATGAGTAAGTTGGAAGTTCAATACGAATTCTTTAAGGCGCGAGTTGTAGCGGAGGCGTTATACGCCGCTCTCCAACTGGACGGGAAGTTGGACGACTTCCAATCGCTGTACGTTAAGGGCGGACTCGTACAGCCGAAAGCGAAAGAGATTGCGGAGTTGCTACTACCGTACATCGAAGAGGTACAGCGCGGACTCGGTATTGAG